ATCAAATGGCTCATTGCTGATGATTTCAGTGCCACCTTCGCCGATAGCGACAATCCGGCGTAACTCAGCAATCCCATCGTCATCGACATCCACTTTCATATAACATTCGTAATACACAACCTCTGCTAGTGTCGGGTCTGCCGCATCAATGCCAGTGTTTGCTTCCAAGTCCTGATAACGCACAGAGCGTTCTTCATCGAGGTCAACATCACTGCCTGTGCCAGCGTGTTTTTCAACAGTCTCGCGGTCATAGCCCATTGCCACCAAGTCGCTGACAGTCATGCTCGTGCGGTGCGCCACAAAATGCGCCTCGTCCAAATCAACAGCGCGGCGGTTAACCAGAAACTCCTCTGGTGGAATATTGATAATTCTGATCCTGCCGGACTTGCGTTTAACCTTAACAGTAACACTGAACGAGCTTTCGAGAGGCACTTCCTCGCCTGTCTCCTCGTCCACCATGTAGGCGTTAACTGTCTCAGAAATCGTGCCGACCAGTTCATAGTCTGGGTTGGACATCAGCGCGGCTAATTCGATCTCGCTGAGGTTCTCGTATTCTTCCTCAGTGACATCCTCTTTTTCTTCATAGTAATACTTGACGACACCAAGCCGGAACAGCAATGCGTCCTTGAACCAGTTGTACAGGACTTTGTAGCCCTCGTTGTCGTGATTGATGATGTAATTGCAGTAGTCAGTAATCTGCTCTGCTCTCTCAACATCCTCTGCGGTTCTCGCCGCAAACCGCACATATTGGTCATTGGCTGTGAACACACGCATCAGGTTAGGCATAATCTGTTCGATGGTATCCGCTACGTCTGTGCTGATAACCTGTGAACGACCCTCAATCTCGTTGCCAAGTGGCTCACCCATGTAGAAGTCAAGGGCGCGGATACGCTCTGCGCTGTACTCGCTGTCAAAGTGATTAAGCGAGTCCCTGATTTCAGCAGTTACGATGCTGTTAAGTTGATAGTCGTCCATTTTTGCCATTGCGTTTTACCTTTGCGCCATATACGCATTTAGTCTCAGTATCGCATATTTTGTGCGTAACGCAATTCGCGCAACGCTCAAACTCACTCTTTGGTTCTGGCTTTTTTGCCGGAAAAGGCTGTCTTGGCCTTCTGTATAATCGAGTTATCATCCTTCACCTTGCCTGACATAACATTGCCATTGCTTGTAATCACAGGCACTGGCTTCGGCTGTGGTAGCTCAATAGATACAGCATTTCTCTTTTGGATACAACGCCCCATGCTTTCGCAACGTCCACGATAGGGGCAGTCTTGACATACATTCATGTTTTCTTTCTCCGCTTTTTAGCTTTCCGCGCCACATCCAGCGCAATAGCTGTTGCCTGTTTCTGAGACTTGCCGGACTTCATCTCACGCCGGATGTTCTCTGATATACTCTTTTTGCTGTAACCTTTGATGAGTGGCATTATAGCAGTCCTTGTGGCTGTTGTTTATCCTCTCCAGATAACAATCCTGCGCCAACAGCAGTGCCAGCAGGGACAGCAAACAACGGCAACCCAGACTTGGCTTTTTCACGCATCTTAGGAGTTATTTCAATAGTAAAGCGTGGCTCAAATTCACCTGATCGTATTTCTACATCCTTAAACCCTACAAATGCGTCTGGGTCTAATTTCTTTACTTGCTTTTTTGCCACTTCTGGTATTGTTTTGTCATAAAAGCCTTCAAGCCATTCATTGTTCCATCTGTCTAATTGCACATCGCCAGAAGAAAACGAAATAAACGGTTTGTTCTCAGAAATGGCAGTTGTTATTAATCTTTTTACACCAAGTTCTGCATATTTATCTGCATTACCTATAAATGGAGCTAAGTCAGGAGCGTTATCAAATTTTCTAACATCAGCAGATGCCATAACTCTTTGCCTTGTTGCGTTTTGCAAGTCATTTAGAATTTTTCTATAAGATTCATCATGCTTCACAAGGTCATCGTATTTTGCTGACGAGTAAGTTGGTCTATTGAAGCCTCTATCATCATAGATTTCTTTTTCTCCAGCTTCAACTTTAGCCTGTAATTCTTTTTCAACCGACTCCCAATAATCTTTTTGCTTAATAGCCTCATTTCTATTCTTCGTCCATTTTTCAGTGCCTTGAAATCCTGTTATGCTACCCTTTTGCCAATCTGACTGCATTTCTTCAACATAAAGAACATCAGAGCCATCATCCATAACCCTGTCTTTGGTGCGTAAATGAACTAAAATATTTGGGTCATCGTAATGCGACCCTACAAATTCTTTTCCTTGAAATTCTGGTAGGGTAAGCAAGGTTTCTCTATAATTTTTACCGCCAGACTCAACATGATCCTGCCACCGTACAGAACCTTCTGGTACGCCTATAATATTTGCATCATAAGCATAATTTTCAGCTTGAACCATAGCCTCTGCCGAACTTGAGATATAATCAGATGTTACAGGTTCGCCATTATGAAAGACTTGGTATCCTTCATCATCATTACCTCTAATAGTAATTCCAGATTCATTCAAATCCTCATATTCAAACAATGGATTCTGCATATAATTTGCTTCTTCAATATCTTTAAGAGCGTCATTAACAATTACTTTATCGAATTTGCTTAAAGAATCGTAACCATCTTCTGTAACACGACCAATAATATCAGTCGCTTCGTCATCGCCATAATTTGATCTGATATAATTGAACACATCATCTTCGTATATTTCAAAGTCGTCACGCATATCTCTAAATCTCTCTGCGAGATAAACATCATCAAAAGCCTCGTTAAAGGCAATAGGATTGTCTCTTAATGACATACGCAAATCATCTAATCCACCGCCAACACCTTCAAGGACGGTTTCAGATAACCTCACGCGATTGCGCTCAATAACATCAACCAATTCTTCTTTAGTCACGCGATCTTGAGAAAGTAAATTATCAAGTTCTGGGGTGAATGTTATCTCATCTTTTTTGACCCCAGCATTTTCCAGCATTTTTCTAAACTGCTGTCCTGTGCCTTTGTTCATAGGTAATTTTTTAGCGGCATCGAGCGCAACGCTGTAAAAGCCAAGCTCATCAACATCATCCATGCGGCTAACTGATGTCACATCCTGTGCATTACCTTCCACCAACAGCGTCTGTGGCTGTGTGGGTGCTTGTTGTGGCACATCCATTAACAAGCCCTCTGGTGTAACGGCTTGCGGTCTTGGCATAGCGTCAGTTAAGTAATTGACACCTCTCGCAACATACGGTGCGACTTCTGCCGACACCTTACCTAGCGCAAGTTCACCTGCGCCAGTAACGCCACCCACAACTCTGGCTGGGTTTCGGTACATACCATAGCCTTCTGGGGGCTTACCATAGACAGCTTCGCCTAACGCTTCTGAGCCAGCAACACTTGACACTTGTTCGGCTAAGTCGCCGGACTGAGACAACATCCAGAATGGATTGGTGTAGTAGTTAAATTGATTATTCTGCGGAGTGATATCCTGTGCCATGTCAACAGCACTTGCATATATATCAACAGGTGTGGCGGCTAGGTCTGTTGTTGCGCCTTGCAATAGACCAGTGCCAAATTCAGCACGAGCCGTTGGGTCTGTTAACAGCCCAGAGACATACCTGTCGGCGTTCATCGCATAAGGATTAACGCCTGTCATTTCATAACGGCGATCTATCTGACGCTCTTGCGGATAAAATCCTAGCAAGTCAGGCGCATATCGCGCTGGATCAGCCATTCTGATAGCCATGATTACTTGCCTTTTTTCTTTGCCGCTTGCTTAAACGCCTTTGCGGTGGGCGCATCTTTAGCACCTACCTTCCGCATTTTCTCACCACTGCCAGCCTTAATACGCTTACGCTTGGCGTGGATGTTAGCATATAAACCTTGACCAGCCATTAAGAGCAGTATTTGCCTGTCTTAGTGCCGCCCTTTTTCATGCCCTTGCCTTTGCCTTTGCCGTACATATGAAACTCCTGTTAAGAAATGCTAATCACGCCATTCTCAGACGTAATCCTGTCCGACATACTATCAGATTTATGGATTGCAATAAAGTTACCTGCAAATGGAAAAGCGACATAATCCCTTTCAGCTAACCAGCCAGCAATTTCAGCACGTTCAATCTTGATAATCTCAATCAGCATACGAGGCTTGCAACGCTTGATGGTTTCATCCGCGCCAGCCAATGCTTCCATTTCCATGCCCTCGACATCCAGCTTGAGAAAGTCTAAATGCTGAAACTCAAAGTCATCAATAGCCATAGTAGCTACTGTGGCTTTCATTGTCAGGTCTTGCCCGATATTCTCACTGCGGTCATGCTGTTTAAGTTCCATTGAGCCGAACGAGCCGTTGTCGTTATAGTTCGGCTTGGGTATCTCTAGCCAGCCCTCAGTGTCGCTCAGAGCCGCATTAAACGCCTTCACATTAAAACAGTTGTTTATGGCAATATTGCCGCACAGCATATGATAAATATGTTCTTGTGCCTCGAATGACACAATTCTGCCACGATTGCCCAGAGCCTTTGCCCACTCAATCGTATGCACTCCGATATTAGCACCGCCGTCAACCATCGTGATCGGGCGGTCTAATTTCTCTGCCATATCTTTTGCTAGGAACTTGATGAGGTCAATTTCCTGTGGGTCATAATTGCCCTTGTTTAGTAGTTGAAAGCCAACACCGTAACCAGTCTTGCCGTCTGGGGATAGGGCATAATCCAGTCTGTTGACTATCATCATGCCGTGATCAGTGTTGACTAAAACATTAGGCTGGGGTCTAGCCATGTTTCAGTCTCCTATGTCACCACTTCGTTTTATCTGCCCAATAAGCCGCAGACATTTTGCCCTTGGCTATGTTGCTGGCGTGACGAGCCTTGAACGACTTACGCCGCGCCTTTTCAGATGCTGTCTTGGGGTTCTTGCCAGCACCAGAAACACCTTGCTGACCAAATCTAATGGTCTTCACATTGTCGCCTTCCTTGGCAACAACGACATGAGATTTTGTCGGATGGTTAGGTGTGCGCTTCGGCTTGTTATAGCCGGATACACCTACCCGATCCAATCGGGGGTCTTTAGCCATCGTCTTCGTCCTCTAGCCGGACTCGCATCCGCTTAAATAAATCCATGATTTCATCTGGGGTCATACCTGCTCGAAAGCCCCATATCACTGCCAACTGCATCATAGCCTTCATAATATGTTCCGGCGTGACCTCATGAGCCGAATTAAAGCCATAAAGCATGATGTCAACCAATTCAGTGACACCCTCAATAACTACCATATCATCGTCAATCTCTAGCTCAACATCAATGTCTAGTTCAGTCTTTGGGAACTCAATCACATTGTCGCTCATACTATCCAGCCCTTGTTGACGTTGATACGGCGATTGGAAGTATAGCCTCTTGAGTAGCCACCTGCAACCGCGCCTTGCTGGGCAAAGGACAACACAAACGCATCAGCGACATCCGGCGATCTCTGCCCACGCCGCCTCATCTCGTCCTTGCTCTCAATCTTTAGCTTGCCATTGCTGAGATACTTATAACGCACACTGGTCAGTTCCTGCACCAAAGTCTGATCATCGGGTATCTTGCAATCTCGCGCCTCAAACCATTCCCTCGCGTTCCAAAACAACTCATCCCTCAGACGGTTAAACCTGTCCTTGAGGCTGGCAGTCTCGCTCACAGATATGGCAACGGCTGGCAGTTCCAACTCTCTTAGTCGGTCAGCTAGACCTGCGCCTAGCCCAATCGCGTCAATATACATCGCTCTAGGCCGTAGCTGATAGGGGGTGGCATCATACTCAGATAAGACAATCCCTGCCAGTTCCATTAGGTCTTTGTTCTGATAGGTCTTGATCTTCTCAAACAAGACATTGCCCTGACGCTTGGCAATCGCGGAACGGTCACTGCCCATTCTTGCAACGTCTATGCCCCACACAACAGGTGTATTAGGGCTGGCCTCGACATCACGCTTAACAGCGTCCTCAACCAAATTAAGCGGCAACAGAACATCATCAGACTGCGTTGGAAACTCGCCCAGAACGCGAACCCGATAGATATTACTATCCTCGCCGTACTTACTCGCCATGCTCTCTAGGAACTGCTCAGAGACAGTCGTGGCATCAGTACAACTGACAGTCATCGTTGACCAGTATTCCCTTGAGCCATGAAACGCCTCATAGAAAAACCCATCCGATCTAGTGGGGTTTCCGCACATCACCGTCTTAGCACCAGCAGTGGACATAGCACCCTCGCCGACCTGAAACACGACATCGGGGATACCTGACGCTTCCTCGCAGATAAACAGCATATTCTCGCTGTGGAATCCTTGCAACGCCTCTGGGTTCTCTTTACGGCTGGTTCGGGCAACGGCAAAGCTGTCAGTCGCGCCCTTCAATGCAATTTTGTCAGTCTTAAAATCTAACTGGTCTTTGAAGAACGGCGGCAGTTTCCGCGCCCACTTGTCAATCTCAGTCCACAACACATCGCTCAACTGGTGCGCTGTGTTCGCCGTTACAGCGACTTTGCAGGGGTAATGCGTACATAACCACCACAGAACCGTCCACGACAAAAACGCCGTCTTGCCGACACCGTGACCAGACTTAATTGCCACCCTGTCATTATCCCTGACGGCTCGTAAGGCGTTGGCTTGCCACGGCTGTGGTTTAGCGTCCAACACCGTTTCAACGAACAGCACTGGGTCATCGTGTAACTTTTGTAAGAGTTCGCTATTTCCTGACACGTTTTGCCCTCTGGAGTTCTTCTGACACTTTAACGATTACTGAGTGCCAGTCAAACAGTTTCGGCTGGTAAAAGCATCGCATACTGCCATATAGGTGCGTGGTGTCCTCGTAAGGCCACCATCTAAAACACGCATCGTATCGTGAGAGCATCCAAGTAGGAACGCCCAAGCCGCCAGATAAATGCGCCACTGCCGTGTCAACTGTAATCACCAAGTCTAAATTGCTAATAATGCCAGCTAGGTCAGCAAAGTCCTCAACCCTAGCCCCAAAGTCATCTACCTCTGGCAGACCCCATTCCCTTGACAGGTTAACCCACTGGGCATCTGGTCTTGAACGCACAATCTGCATTGCCTCAGACGGCGCAAGACTTCTGCGTCTGTCGATCTGGTACGCCGCAATCGAGTCCGACCGCGCCGCGCCGCCGTAGCAGATGCCAATTCGTAGCCCACCTCTGTCCTCGCCAAGCTGTGAACCCCATCGCGCTCGGCTCTCCAAACTGGCATTAATGTAAGGCTTATCATCCCAATCACTCCATTCCTTAACAAATAGACCCATTAAATCCATTGTCCAGAGATGGTGCGTGTAATCATCAACCCCATCCTCGTGTATCTTACACAGGCCAGTATCACGAATTAGCCTCTGCAAAGGCTTTGGACAAACAATATATACCTCAGCACCCATTTCTTGCAACCGTGGCAAAAAGCGCATCGTCATCAGCGTGTCGCCAAAACCCTGCTCATGCCGGACAATCACCTTGGCCTTGCCGCCAGTATATTTCGGCAACGGCGAATCATCACGATGAAACAACGCTTGCCTAGCCTCGTACAGGTCAAACCCCTGCCGATAACGACCAGTGTACAAGCTCGCCAGTGACAGCGTGTGCTGGGCGGAAATATCATCAGGCTGAAGCCGCCTAGCCTTCTCAGCGTACTTATAACCACTGTTATAACGACCGATATTAAGCTCTAGGACGGCCTTATTGTGATTAGACCTGAAATCATCAGGCTTGCAACGCAACGCATGGTCTATGAGGCTCTCAGCACGCTTAAACCTGTGCCTCTCGCGCAGATGGTTCGCCAGATTGCTGATAACAGGCACACAGTCAGGATCGTCCTCAAGTGCAATCTCCCATACTCTCTCAGCGTGTTCAGGCTTGCCCATCCGCAACAGGTTCAATCCAAGCAGGTTCGCTACATAGGGGCTGTCAACGGCTTGCAACAACTCGCCGCAGAGTCGTGCGCTGTCCTCGTACTTGCCCTCATCAGCAAGGGCGTGGGCGCGTTTAACATCAGCGAGGAATTTTTTTTCGGGGGTGGTGGTAGTCATGTTTTTCTCCATGGGGGGTGGGGTGTCTGTGGGTATATATTTTTATTACTGGGGGGCGCGTGTGATTTCAGGGGGGGGGCTGAGAATGAGAATGAGAATCATTCGCATTTGCAACAGGCCACTTTTCTACTATTAGTTGCTGGTTTGTCGCATAATAACCATTATGTAAGCCGTTATTGACCATGCACACACCGTAAGTCATTGATATTGTTACACACCATATAGTTGCAGTTACTATTGGTTGTATTTCTTTTTTGAGTTGTATCAAGTTGCGAATGAGAATGAGAATCATTTTCAATATCAATCTCGCGCGAAACGGTCACCTGCGCTCGGTGCGTGTAATCGCGCCACAAATGTGTACACCCTTTGTTTTCCTTAACAATTTTCCCCAGCGCATTTTCACTCCGCAACAAAAAGTTGCTCACACGCATAGTTGCAAGCCTACTCATC